GCGTTTACAGGATATAACTGCCCTGCCCTATTCTGATATTAGATACATCATTGATACCTATATAGATGAAATAACAAGCATTAGCACAACAAAAACAAGCCGTATAATCAAGGAGATAGTAAAGAAGTCTATTGAACTGCCTACAGTAGAACAAGCAAAACTATATATACAAAACTAAGTTTTCTATCTCTACATCATAGATCAATAACGTAATTTCCTAATATTTCGAATACCCTAAAAAGGGTTAATAAAAGTTAAGGTTATCTATAATAAGATAGATGCTGGTAACATAGTTACATAACTGTTACATCAATGTTACATAACTGTTACATCAATGTTACATAACTGTTACATCAAAACATACCATATTAAGCAGTTAAGAAAAGTTAAGGTTATCTATTAATAAAGCGTACAAAAAAGCAGTACTACTAGTCGCCAACTCAGAATGGCAATAGCCAAGCGGTCGGTCAAATGACTAGTAATACTGCTTTTGATACTATAAGTATAAAAGACATATCAAACATCGTCAATAATTAAACCTATATCTAATTTCATACAAAGCTATTAAACATATATTGACATATGTTAACATACTCTAATATATAATAAAAACCCCCTAGGAATAAACCTAAGGGGCTTTAGAAGTGATTATATGATTTTGAAAACATTATAGTTACTGCTTTCACCTCTATTTTACCACAAAATTTTAGGGGGCAAAAAAGGGGGCAAATTATATTAAAACTATAGACTACTCATGAATATCTAAGAGCATCAAGAATGTAGGTATTATCTAACTTTATATACTCTTTCATATTCTTTGATAGTCATTAAAACTCATAAAAATGAATGGCGGAGAGGGTGGGATTTTAATCAATTATAATAGATAGCTACTATATATATACTATTATATATAGCTAAGGGGAAACTGAAGGGGAAACTATTTAATACCTCTATATTCGTTGTGAACGTCTATAAATTCAAAACATTGTTCAAAACAACTGAGTGTAAGGTGTTTTATAACTTCATACCTGCTATGGTCTTTAAATTCATCTCTTATTCCATTAACATCTTCGCCATCTAACGGGACAAAAATACTGAGCTCTAAGTACACTTTATCGTTCTTTTTTATGAGATTGCTGAAAACTGGCCGAACTTTTCTTGGGTCACATATAGTAGCAGCATAGTCATTTGCCCATTCTATGGCTATTTTATCTAAAGTGGGTGCATTTTCTGCCGTTGGAAGCATAAAACGGAAAAGTATGCCAGATTTATAGTCATTTTCGTCATATAGTTTAGACCAGAGCACTTTATTTATGTCTTCTTTTTTTTCTGCCGTTATGTAGATATCTGTATCGATTTTATTGCCTAATAAAAGAGTAGTCCAACGAAAACCATTAGGTAATTTTTTTACTACTTCTGAAACGCTATTTAAGTCTTCATATATTTCCTCTAAAACCTTAGTTAGTCGTTCGTGTGCACTAGGCGTAACCCAATCTACAATCTCCCAAAGTATCCAAATAAAAATAACGATTCCAATAACAGCTCCCATAATACATGCTCCTTATAAAATACAACACACTTTCATATTGTATTCATAATATCATATCGTATATAAAAAGAAAAGCCCTGGTCATAATAACCAGGGCTATAGCTCTTAAAGAGTACGTATTTTATTTTCTACACTTTTAACGATACTGTTCACACTATTTTTTAATAATAGAACATACATTCGATTTCTAATTTTAACCCAATAAGAAGAAGTCGTTTTAATTTCGTCTTCTAATGGATTCATAATACTAGCCATTTCTGCTTCTACGAGTTTATGAATATCTTCAGTATTCAAATTCTTTAAAATAGAAATAGCATTTTCTTTAGCTAGTTCAACTGCATCATTAATAATAGTTTGTACCATAGGGTTCATTATTTAAATCTCCTTTGTAAACATAGCCAATGCTTCTTGTTTTTCTTCTTCCATACGGTTATAGACACCTTCACGCACATCAGCACTTAAACGAGGACTAATCCATTCATCTGTTTTATTAGATTCATATACGCCTACGATTAAATCATAATCGAAACGTAACGCATCTACCCATGATAAATTCCATTCATTTGTATAGCCTGGAACATATCTTAATGCTTCGTTAAATAAATCAACTACATTACCAGGGCCATATTGTACAGCTCTGGACCAGATAACATCTTTCAATGCATCTGAATGGTTATCAGCATGTAAACCATTATTAGCTAAATAACAACATGCTGTATCGTAGTACTCAGATTTAATATAATCATGTTGCATTTGTAAGAAGCCATTATAGTCATCATTAGCGAGTGATTTCCATTCATCAATAAAACCATCACTATTGACTTCATATTGATTAAGAGCATTAGCATAATTAGTATAAAAACCACCTTGATGAATGCCCCATTCAATGAATGCATCAACACTACCTACATTGCTGGCTAATTGATACGCACCATAAGAAATACCACCTAAATCACCAGCACCTGTACTAACACAGCCAGGATTACCGTTAGATTCGTAAGATGCACTTAAATCACCTAATGCCATTTGTCATCACCTTTTCGTATAATAGCAGCTCCACCAATGAAGCCGACTAAACCAGAAGCTATATTCGTGGATAATTCTGTGCGGTCATAAATAATAGACATAATTAATGCAACGACAAGACCGCCTACAGCTATTCCTTGAATCATAGCTTGTAATTTATCGTTATTTAACATAAATAACCTTCTTTATATGTAAAAATAATAAGCATAATAAAAAGAGGCCAGTACGGCCTCTTTTCTCTTATTATTTAAATTTAATATATAATGCTTCGATTTTGGAATTCATGCTGTCAATACGTGCGTGTTCTAAACGAAGGGCTTCTTCAAGAATACCGATACGTTTATCAAGTAAACGTCTGTCTTCACGAGAAGCCTCTATCTGTTTTTGGATTTCAGCATATTGACCTTGAATCATTTCGAGCACGGCTATAATTCGTTTTTCAAATGCTTTTCTATCAGCACGGTCATTTTCGAATTCGTGGACACCCTTTAAGACACCACCGACAAATGTGAATATAGCTATTACAGCCATTATAATTTCTGATGTAGTCATAGAGCCTCCTTATTCTTCGTAAGTATAATTGCTTATAGAGTAGGCTTCATAATCTTCTTTATGAGCCAATGTATTTTGGATTTCAGTCCAAACTGTTGCTAATGGAGTTTTGTTAATATGGTCAATCGTTTCTTTATTAGCTGTTATAAAAAGCTGATTATCTGTTTGAGTTGTATCGAATAAATCGTTTGTGATGTATTGATTAGTGCCAGCTTTTTTAAGTCTATAGATTTTACACTTGTCTTGACTTAAATTATCAAGAAAAACAGCTACTACACGGTTATCATTGTTAATACCTTTTTGAAAAACGGCTAAACCATATTGACCATATCCAACACTAAAAGTAAATTTTCCATCATTTGGAATTTCTTCAAATTCAACAAAAGTCATATTATTGGTATTATCATTTAATCTAATAAAAGCCTTAATTGGTGCTTTTGATTTAATTGCTTTAGCTAAGTCTGGCGGCATAACCATACTTTTCCATGGACCTTTACCATAAGGAACACTTCGATGTTCTACCATATCAGTACCACGTTCACTTGAAAATAGATTATTAATTTCATCAAAATTATCAAGGAATTTTCCACGTACACCAGCAAATCTACCGAGCATATCTAAACCATTTAAATACATAGGTTTCGCTTCTGGAGTACCGTTAGCTGCTAATACTTGTCTTCTAAATACCTTTGGAGTAGAAGCTTGTTGTAATTGTCGTTGTGCTCGACTAGAGAAAGTTAAATACAATTCGAATGGTTTATCGGCGATTCTACTAATATCTATATTAGAACCATCTACTCTAGTGATTTTGTATATATACACTTCTATATTTTTATGTTTTTGACCATTATTATCGATAACGAAGTTTACACTAACAAATACAGCTAAAAAATAATCAGTTTTATACAAGTGGATATAGTTTCCTGGAGACAAGTTGCCATACAATTGTTCTTTGTTCTCATAAAATGGAGCATTACTATTATTATTTGTATAAGATATTGGAATTAAAGAAATAGCCTCGACTGTTTTATCGGAGAAATAAATAAAGCCTGTTTTAGGCATTTCTTTAAGATTCATCGCTTGAATCATAATAGATGAATCTATTAATAACAACGGATTTTGTCCATATTCTCCTAGCGTCGACATTCTTGTTTCATTGGACGACGCTAAAAAGTCCTTTAAAGTCTTAGCTGTTCCTTCATGATTAATACCGTCAGATTTTAGATAAAGAGTATTAAAGTCGGCTAGAGGTTGATTTCTGTAGCCCTTTAACCAGTTATAAACATTAACGTCGTTAAATATAATTTCTTTACCGTTGTTAAATGTTAATTTAAGATTATCGTTATGGCCGTCGAATACGACACTAGAGTCTCCTCTTGTCATAAAACTACGATATGCTGTTTCTCGAGGGAAGTAAGTTCCGTTAGTGATGCCTATGTTATCGTTATATCTATAATTAAAACTATTGCCAATACTATTGCTTTTCGTAACGCCACCACCGATTTCGACCATCTGATATTTATCAGCATAAACAGCAGTTTTATCGCTAGTTCTGACAAACAGAGCTTCGTTGCCGTTATCGTATCGGAATTTATTAACGATGTACCAGTCGGGTTCGCTAGTTGTAATCTGCTTAATCTCGTCGGCAAACTTGCTTAATTTGCCTTCGGAGGTTACACCTTTAGCTGTAATAGCATCTTTAATAGCTTGTTTTTTAGTTTGAATACTATTTACTTCGTTGATTAAATCTTGTATTGCCATAGTATTCTCCTTTAATTATTAACGTTTCTTAATGCAGTTAAGAGTGAATTCATATCAGAATTATATTGAGTAGTAGTAACATAACTATTTAAACTAGCAGTCGTAGCATAACTATTTAAATCTGTTTTTTTAGCATATGTACTTTCAGCCGTAGAAGATGTTACATAATTAGTTAATGCATTTTTAGGAGCGTATAACTGGTCAGCCTTAAATTGGTTAAGTACTTCACGACCGTTAAGATACGCTACGGAAGGATATACCGTAAGAATAGGTTGGTTAGCTTTATTCTTAATGACGAGGTTAGTCGAGTTAGACTCTAAGATATGGTTAGCTAAGGTAAGACCGGCTGTTTGGCTAATATTAATCGTACCAGTTACATTATTAGTACCAGTTTTAGATACATAAGCATCGTTAGCTTGGGTAAGCGTTAAACTATCTGTCTTCTTAGCATACGTAGTATCAGCATCTGTTTTAGATAGATACGTACTAGCAGCGTTAGCAGTTGTTACATATCCAGACAAACTAGCAGTCGTAGCATAATCATTTAAGCTAGAACGTAAAGCATAATCACCAGCCGGAGCATATAACGTATTCGCTTTATCTTGAGTTAATAAAGACTTATCGTTATGTGTAATGGTATTAGCATCGAAAGCAAATACATTATTATTAGATGCATTTTTAAATAAAACACGATTATTTTCAGATACGATATTATAGCCATTTAATTTAATAGGTGTATTATTAGTAAATGTATATTGACCAGTTAATGTAGCACCTTCTGTTTTCTTAACGAAAGGAGTTAAATCAATATTTTCAGCAGTGCCAGGAGGTCCTTGAATACCTTGTGGACCACGAGGACCTGGGTCACCTTTGTCGCCTTTAGGACCTTTTAAATTACCTAATCTAATTTTTGCCATTATATACGCTCCTTATAACTAACATCAACATATAAATCGCCATTATTCTCTAAAGTAAAAACAATTTCTGGCGTTAAACCACCTTTGCCTTGAGGACCAATCGGACCAGCTACACCTTGTAAGCCAATAGGACCTTGTAAACCTTGTGGACCTCTTAATGCTTCCAGCTGTTGTTGAGTAAAATCAGAATATACAAAAGCTCTACCGATAGGACCTTGTGGACCAGTTTCACCACGAATACCTTGTTCACCACGAGGACCTTGTGGACCAGTTAAACCAGTATCACCTTTAGGGCCTTTTAATCCATTTAATTGTGCTGGAGTAAAATCAGTATATTTAAAAGCATCGCCTTTATCACCTTTGGCTCCAGTTTCACCTTTATCGCCTTTAGGACCAGTTATTGCTTTTAATTGAGCAGCTGTAAAATCAGAATATGTAAAAGGTTTACCTTGAATGCCTTGAATGCCTTGTGGACCTTGAATACCTTGTGCACCACTAATATCTACGAAGAATGTTAAACCAGTTGCTTCTTTTAGATATAATTTAGCATTATCTTCATTATTCGTATCAGTGCTAATCATGACTAGATTATGTAAAGGAATATTATTTACGTCAGCATTCATAGCATCAATAGATGGATAGGATTTATAGATAGAGAATGGTTCGCCTCTATCACCTTTTGGACCAACAGGACCAATATCGCCTTTGTCGCCTTTAGGACCAACAATACCACGTTCGCCTTGTGGACCTTGTGGACCAACTAATAATTTTAATTGTGCTTCCGTAAAATCTTCAAAAGTAAATGCATCACCTTTAGGACCAGCTGGACCAACTTTACCAGTATCACCTTTTTCACCCTTTGGACCTTCTGGACCAGTTAAACCAGGAATACCTTGTGGACCAATAGGACCACGTTCACCTTGTACGCCACGTTGACCTTCTGGACCTTGAATACCACGAGGACCTTCTGGGCCGATATCACCTTTTTCGCCACGAGGACCTTTAATAGATTCGAGTTGTTCTGTTGTGAAGTCACTAAATTTAAAAGCTTCACCTTTAGGACCTACAGGACCTTGAATACCTTGTTCACCTTTAGGACCGACTTCACCACGAATACCTTGTTCACCTTGAATGCCTTGTGGACCACGGATATTTAATACTTCAACGAGTACTCCATTATCCTTTTGATAAATATGACCATCGGTAATGGCTACAAATTCATCTTCATTAATATTGTCAGCATCGGCATTCATTTTTTCTACGGTAGAATATGTATGACTCAATGTAAATGATTTACCATCTTTACCTTGAATGCCACGAGGACCTTGTTCACCACGAGGACCTTGTACACCTTGAATACCTTGTTCGCCTTTAGGACCAGTTAAGCCAATATCACCTTTAGGGCCAATATCACCTTTAAGACCTTGAATGCCTTGTGGACCTTGTGGACCTTGTGGGCCAGTATAACCAGTTTCACCACGAGGTCCTTTAATTGTATTTAATTCTTCTGGTGATAAGTCAGATAATGTAAACGTATCACCTTTATCGCCTTTAGCACCTTTTAATGATGCCAACCATTCATCGACGGTACCAGTAAAGCCTTCTTGTTTAGCAATTTCATAAGCAGATAAGCCACGAATTTCTTTTAATGCTTCTTTGGATAAGACGATATTTTTATTTTGACCACGATTTAATTTAATCATAGACTAACACCAGCCTTAATTGTCATATCACCATAACAAATCACTTCATCTTTTTCGTTATGAGCGAGACGTACATCATAATAGAATGTTTCTTCTTGGATATTATCGTAGCTAAACATAATAGAAGATGTATCTTCACTATTAATTAATAAGTCGATGCAGTTTGTATCAGTATTAAATGTAGGCATAAAAGAAAGTACGACACCGCCTTGTGGCGAATTACGTCGTACTTTACATGTGATATTGCCTTCTATATATCTGATAATTTCTTTTGTACTGTCATCTTCGACTTGAATATTGAACACGTGGTCATGTCCTTGATACACATCTAAATGTAGATAAGGGATGCCGCCGAATCTAATATTATTCATTATTTAACTCCTATAAGTGTTCTAAATCAGCTATACGTTTCTTAAGAGCTTCAATATCTTTATCGTATTGGGCTTTAGAAACATAGTTAGCTAAATCTGCATTCTTAGCGAAATTCTGAGCTTGAATATTATTAACGTATCGAGTAGATGCATCGCCAGGTGTTAATGCATATTGAGCAATCTCAGATTTTTTGATAAAACTACCTAAATCGCCTTTATATGCAAATGTTTGAGAAGCCCAGCCCTTTTGAGCATATATAGTATCTGCGTAGGTTCTAGATAAAAAAGTGTCGTTAGCCTTCGCTGTCATTAAATAGCTATTTAAATCTGTTTTCTTAGCGTATGTATTATCTGCATAGACTCTAGATACAAAAGTGTCTCTAATCGTCGTTGTCTGCATATAATTATTTAACTCTGTTTTAAGTGCATATTTAGGGTCACCTAACATAGTAAGGTAGTTTCTTAAATCTACCTTTTTTAAGTAAAGATTATTGGCGTCTTGTTTAGTAGTGTAAGCCGATAAATCTACATTACCACCAGTACCAGCTGGTCCTTTTAATTTTTCAAGTTGTTCTGGAGTAAAATCTTCATATCTAAATGGTTCACCTTTAGGTCCTTGTAAACCAGTATCACCTTTTGGTCCTTTTAAGGCTTCTAATTGTTCTTGTGTAAACATATCATAAGTGAACGGTTTTCCATCTTTACCAGGTTCACCTTTTGGACCTTGTAAGCCAGTATTACCTTGTGGACCAGTTGGACCAATATCACCATCTGCACCACGAGGACCTTTAAGTGCTTCTAATTGCTCTGGTGTAAAGTCTTCATAAGTGAAAGCATCACCTTTAGGACCTTGTTCGCCTTGAATACCTTGTGGGCCACGAGGACCTTCTGGACCTTGTAAGCCATCTCGACCATCACGACCAGCTGGACCTTGTGGACCAGCAATATAACCAGTGCCAATAATACCATTAGTTGGAATTGTAATATCGACTACTTTAGGTATTCTAGCTTCGATTGTAACAACTTCTAAATTATCCATATAAAAATCTCCTAGTGCATACTAACGTCTGGAATAAATGTGATGCTACCCATCATAATTTTATAGGTATATGTTTTGCCGATAATAAATATGTCGTATTTACCTTGTTTAATATCTCTAGGCATTTTTAGACTTAACTCAGAGCTAATATTGATATAAATACGATTATCTTGAATACTTGTATTAGCTTCAATTAATAATTCATCATTTTTATCTCTGATTTTACATACGGCTCTAATATCTGTTAAATCAAAACCGCCTTTAATTTCGTATACTCGAGACCAGTCGGAGCCTATATATAATGTTTCGTCTTTTCGTTTAACTTGTTCCATTATTAGCTCCTTTTAACAGCAATACAGATATAGTTAGCACTACCAGAAACCCAATATTCTTTACCGTTACCTTCAAGGCTAATGTAATTCCCTTCATAACTAGGGGAGACACCATCTAAGCCTTTTAGTCTAACACCAACATGTGCTGTTCTTCCGTTACGCCAACATTCATAATTAAGCATATTACGAGCACCGCCTTCAGCAATGTCATAGTACATTCTATTGACATTAGATTGGTCCATAGATAAGAGCCATGTACATTCGTTTTCGTTGAAGCCATCTGGAATAGGTAGTTGCTGACCGTCACGAATATTGCCATAAGTAACAGAAATATCTTGAAGTGTCATAAAAGGTTTAAATACTGGTTGCCCGTCTTTGCCAAACCAGCCAGGTCTATTTCTACAGCATAAGTTACTTTCTCTAGTAGCAGTGTAACTACCTAAATCTAAGTTAGTTCCACCACCGTCACTGTCAAGTCCGCCATCGGAAATAGTATGGAATCCTGCTCCATTTTTTCTATTGATTCTAATATAAGTATTATTAGAAATAGCTAAAGGACCTGTCATGGTGTCGCCAGATTTCTTAACGTAGCTATTATCCAACTTCATGTTAATATCGTCGGCTAACTTAGCAGCTGTAACAGATTTATCGGCTAATTTTTCGGTCGTAACGTTTTTATCTCTTAATTTAGGAGTCGTAACACTACCATCTGGATGGTCGATAGGGTTAGCATTTTTATGTGCTTTTAATGCATCACTACCATCACCGATAGCTTTATCGATTTTATCCCAGTTTTCATTTCGAAGGTTTACATCGTATTTTTCTTGTTCAGCTGGTTTAAGTAAATTTATATTTTTTGTATAAGTAGCCATTATTTAGGTAAGACCTCCTGGTTTAATACAAAATGAGTAAATTGAGCGAGTTCTTTATGTGTATACCGTGCCAAATCAATGTGACGGTTATACAATAAATCAACATCATAAATAAGATTCATCGGAATTAAATCTCTTAATAATTTAGATACAGCATCACGTTGTTTTTTAACGCCCAATGATACTTTAAAATGAACATTATAATTTTTATAATCTTCAATAATTTGATAGTTGCCTTCACCACAAATACCATTAAGAAGTTCTCTTAATTTAATTTCGGTATAAGGACGTTGGCCAGCTAATGCCAACAAGATATTAAATCGTCTATCGTCAATAGTATCGTCACTAGCTGGAATAATATCTAATATGGTTTCCCATTGCGTTAAACCATGAGATTCAGCAGTCATAATAAACTGTTCTCTGAATATTTCGACCATCGTATTCCATAAGGCTTGCATTTCGATGCTTTCGACACGATATATTTCTTGCATTTCAGCAGTTTCGCCAGATACTGGTACAGCAAATTCGGATAAATCAATGATACGAGTATAATTATCAAATATAGTCATAGATTATCCTTTCGTTAATGTAACAGTACCGAGTTTAGGAATTTGATGAGGTTTTAAATCAAGTCGCTTAACAGTTTTACCATTAATTTTAATATCGCCTACATCGACTACTTTATCTAAATCAACAGCCAAAGAAGTGACTACAGAAGTTCTAACCGTTAAGAATTGTTTCTCGTCTTGAGTGGTCCATTCTTTACGTCTAACCTTTAAACGTTCTTCTATTTTTTTGGTTAATTCAGTTTGAATTTCACTGGGTTCATGGCCAGCTGTCATAACGACAGGAATTTCATAATTAACGATAACTTCTTCTGCTGCTTCAACTGTAACAGTATGTCCAATAGGTGCTAAACCATAGCCTTTACCTTGATTAGGAGTAGGGTCAAATACATTTTGTACTTCTTTAACGAGTTCAGCAGATGGTTTATTAAATTCGTTATTTACGAAGACGACTTTAACAGTGCCACCACCATTCCAGCATCGGTAAATTTTAGAACCACCAGTACCATTAACCGTTAATACTTTTTCTTTATAATCAGCACCATTACCACCGTAGGCTTTAGACTTTAATGCACGGATATATCTTTCTCTGAAAGCTTCCGTATCTTCTTCGTCTTGACCAGGTACTAATACTTCTGTAATTTGTGCGGATTGTAGTCCAGGAATACTATTAATTGGAGTGATACGTCCTATACAATAATTGCCTTTAGCACCAGGAGTTTCACAGATTAATTTAAATTCATTGTTAGACAAATTAATGGCTTCAATCACACGAAAATTTAAATCTTCGAAATTAAAACGAGTACCGATATCGACTGCTCTATCAAATACGCCTTTCACTTCGGCTGCTGTAGCTTCACGAGGTACGATATTAAATTCGAGTGCTCTTAATTCTAAAAAGGCTCGGTCAGCTGTTTTAGCATAGGTTTGTCTTAAAATCACTTGTGCCATAATATATGCTTCAGCTAACTCAAAAGAAAAAGGAGCCAATGAATCATATATCATAGAGCCTTGTCGTTTATCGTATTTAGTATCGGTTCTAAATAAGGCATCAGCTAATATATTTTCATAAGTTTTATTTTCGTACATAGTCTGTTACCTCTTTATATATATCATTAATCGTGCCGTAAATAGTGTCGCACGAGAATACACATAATACGTCGCCACCATTATTAGAGAAATTAAAGTCATATACTTTATCAATTCTATCGTCAGCCAATAATGCTTCCGTGATACGTCTTTGAATTTCTGCATATACATAAGGAATAGCTTCACCAATTAAATCATTTAATTCGATGCCATAATTCCAGTCGTATATTAAATATTTGTAGCGTTCTGTATTAATAATTTTAAAGATAGCTTGTTTCATAGCTTCATAGTCATCACACATACCGATTATTTTATAATCATTTTCGTATCTGACTCTGAAAGTATTTGATGTTTGTCGTTTCATAACTAAACTGCTATCAAGTTGGTTATGACTAGACATAGGAGTTAATGCCATTATTTAGTTGTACACCCTTCATTTGGATTATATACACGGTCAATGGCAATATAGCGTTGGCCACCAGTTTCTTGAAATAACCATACCAAATCACCATTTTTTAATTGGTTATGTACTAGATATTTTTTTCTACCTTTATAGTCATGGTTATGACTAGCAAATTCAGCATAACCACCGCCACCACTTCTATTTTCTGTGATATGGTCAACACTCATTTCCATCGTCCACTCACATGTATTTTTAGTTAACATGATGCGGTCTTCTGGAATAATTAAAGTAGAATCAAGTGCTATTTGAAGTGGTGATTCAGACACAACTAAACCAACTAACATAGTGGCTGGCTTTGTATTTTCGACAGCACTAACAGCAGCTGATTTAATAACGTTGAGTATTTTATTAAAATCGTTTTCCATTATTTAACACCTGTTCTAATAATATGAGTAGGCGGTGTACCATTATGATAAGCATAGTTAACGTCTGAATAATGAATAACAGAACCAGCTTTAGTACTGTTACCTACACAGCCACCAGCACCATCGGCAATAACGACATGTTCATCACCGTCATAAATTAAAATATCGCCAGGATTAGCTGTACCATTAAAGGATTCAATAGCATAACCACGTCCATTCATAAATGTTTTTAATCCAGGTACATCTTTAATGCCTTGATTATATGCATCGGCTAAATCGCTATTATAGTAAGAACCACCAGCTGTAGCTCTATCGACACAGCCTACATCACCATAAGGAGAAGAAGTACCTTCAATGGAGTCGAAGCCAGCTTGTACGCCAGCATTCGTAGCTGTAGCATTACCAGAAGCACCAGAACCATTTGCAGTACCACCAGATTTTTTATTCATAGCTTGAATTCTCTTTCTAATTTCTTCGTCGCCATTATCAATAACTGTAATGTCTGGTTTTTGTTTATCAAAATAAATAACGTCGAGGTCCATTACATGTTTATTATTATTAAAGTTATGAGTAACAGCTTGCACATACACTAATTCATTAATAATTTGGTCACCAACATTAAAGTTAAGCCAAATACCAGAACCAGGTCGTATTTCTGTATGACCTAAGCATTCTTTTAATCGCAATGTATGTGTTTTTTTAGCTAAATTCTCAAGGTTTTTTTTAGCTAATTCAATAACATTAGTTTTTTTATCATCTGGCTTAATGACCTTTTGAAGTACGCCCCATTTAGCTATTTCATTTTTAGCAGCGGCAGAACCAGTACGCAAAAATTCTTTAGTTTTTTTGCCATCTTTCATGACATTAGCTTCACGGACTACTAATATCTGTGTAAATGTATCTTCAATAGAAGAAGTATAAGAATAATCACCTACTTGTGTTGCATCGATAAGAACATCGGTTATCATGTCATTTAATTCTTTAACGACTAAAAGACC